ATCATTAATTAATAGTTCTTCACTTCCTGCTAATGAAGTTTTTGCTGCTAAGGCTGATACTTTAGTTGTTGCCATATTTACTCCGTAATAATGTAGTTAGGTGATGCTGCTGTAGATGTTTCAGTAATAATGTAATAACCACCTTGTTCAATTTCTATTTCTAAAGCAGAAGATTCATTAACATCAAACTCTCTTTCCCATTGCCTTCTGTTAAGGTACATCCCAATAGTTTTCTTTTGTTTCCAACCAAATTTCTTAGCCATTATAAACCTTCTCTAAAATGTCTGACACCTGCTGCTTGTCTTTCTGATAAACTTCTAAGCTCTACTTTAAACTGCTCAACTAAAGGAGCAAAAGCTATTTGCTGAGCCGTGGAAGTATCTCTTTTAATACTCTTGCCGGTAGGAATCTGAGGTGCTTTAGTAGCTGTTCTCTTTCTTTCGTCTGTCTTGACACTAAACAATCCTCCCATCCTATCTTTATATTCTGTTGTCTTTACTTTAAGACCTGCTTCGTGAGACTTAGAAGAAGGCTCTGTACCTTTGTATTCCTTAGGTTTGTTTTCCATAGATAAATCTGTAACAGGTTCTAGTACGTCTTGTTCTTCAGTCATACTATCTAACATTTCCATTAGATTGTCTACTTCACTAGTTTCTTCATCAATACTATCGTCTGGAAACTGCAGACCATTCTCTTCAACGTATGCTGCAACCTCTTCAGGACTTGCTCCGGGATTTTCTATTTTATATGTACGCTCTAGTATTTCATCATATAACTTTTTAATTTTATTCTTAAATGCTTCTAACTCTAAACGACTAGAAGAATCTTCAAATAAACTAATGTGTTTTCTTTTAGTAGCCATACTATCCCGTATAAGATTGATTCTTTTGACTTTCTGTCATTGACTTTCTTTTCTGTTCTCTCATATTCCATTTATGAGTATCAGCAGCAAAAGAACTATAGTTGCTGCCATATTGAAAATTAGTACAGAAACTTAATTTATAATGAGCAGGTTCTCCACATTCTTCACAAATCTGAGTCTCCTCTCTTTTACTGTAAGATACTAACATCTCTGTAGTATGTTTGTTCTTACATTCAAAATCATAAAAAGGCATAGTTACTCCTAATTAATTCAGTGTAACCCTCTCGTGAGAAAGGGCTACTGCTCAATTAACTTATGAGCCCGGTACTACGAAAGCAAGTCCTGCGTTATTACGCATTTCTCCAACACCATAAATAGTGTCAGAAGTGAACAAGTCACCAAGATACTCCTGTTTATATTGAGTCTGGCTCCTGACGCCCACCTGTTCCGCTAGAGCGATTGCATCTTTGTGTAGTAATACACCTACTCTATCCGCACCAGAGTTACCTGCTGCTGAAGGACAGTTAGATGAAATGTATACGTCTACACCGTAGATTTGACCAATCTTACCGGTTTTAATTGCGTCACCAGAACCAATGAACTGTTGCTCAGTGAATCTGTTGATACCTAGCAAGTCATTAGCACAGACTGGTGGAATGATTAATGAACGATTGTCCATTGGTACATCCGCATCGTCAAGTTTTAGAAGCATAGCTCTAATACCTGCGTCTGTAATGTCTGCTGCGTTTGAAGAAGAACCGTTGTAGAAAGCTGCTGTACCTGAACCTAGGTATGCTTTTTCCCAAGATGAAGCTCCAGAACCGCCTACAGTACCGCCCTGTAAACCTTCAGTAAGGTTTAGTAGGTCAGTGTCCACCTGCTTGGCGAGAGCATAGCCCGCATCGTCAGTGTAGAACTTTCTGAGAGAGCTCAATGCTTGAACTTCTGTGATATCTTCAATCAATACAGAGTATTCATAGTGCTTATCAATCGAAAGATTGGTAGTACCGTGAGTATCGCCCTGAATTGCTACTTTTGTATTTGCTGCCTTAGCTGTCGCAGAACCACGAGTCGGCGTTGGAATGTGAATAGTATCACCTTTTTTACCTTTATGATTCAAGCGAGTAACTAATGGAGCGACCACCAAGTTTGATTTGTACGCTGCGATAGTCTCATCCGACCAAATTTCTGGGATGAAATTCGCACCCGTAGTAACCGTTTGATGGTTAGTGCCGATTGCACCTGTTGCCATAATATTACTCCTGTGTTATAGTATAATCAAATTATTTGACTCTACCTTCAGCATAGGCATTGTATATTTCATCAGCTAAGTCTGCATATCTATTAGGGTCTGTTGTTTTAAGACGTATTAGGTCTGCCCTACGATATGTTTTCTTACCTGCTGTAGATTCGCTTGAACTTCTAGATTCAGTCTTACTAGATTTTAGTGCTTTCTTTCTCGTTTCTGCTTGTTCTTTTTTAACTTCTGCAGTTTTATCAATCATTGAACGCTCTTTCCAGTGTGTCAATAATTCATCTGCTGCGTCATAGTTATAAGAATCAGCTTCTTGAAATAAGTTAGTTCTAAATTTACTAGCTTGAACCCAATCTTGAAATTTAGCATCTTGTACAATGTCTACATAATCAGGATGAGTCTGTTCCAGTTGTGCCTTGCTCGTTTCTTGTTTTTGCTGAGCTTGGAATTTCTGAAACTCTTGAAACTTAGGATGTTTTTCTATTAAAGAATTAACCGCTTTATTGGGGTCTTCAAAAAAATCTTCTTCTGTTTCGTTGTTGTTTGAGTTTTGTGTCGCTTGACTTGTCTGTGGGTCATTTCTAGATATTTCGGCTTTAAGGAAACTGTCTGATAAACTTCTTAACTCTCCAATCTCTTGGCTTTTACGTCCAAGTTCTTGTTCTAAGTTTTGATAGCTCTTGACTATATCCTCTACACTTTTACCTGAGAATTTATCCGGGACTTCAAAAGAAGGTTCTTGTGTTTCTGCTTCCCCAGCCTCTAGGGTTTCTTCAGGTTCTACTGTGTTTTCTACCTCTACATCTGCTGATTCGTCAACAGGGTCTACTACTATATTGCTCATATCATTGTTCTCCGCCCGTTAGGGTTATGAAGTTGTAAAAAGATGACGCTAGTTGTCTAGTTCTGTCATCGCTGCTTTTGTTGCGTCTTCTAAAACAATCATCTGTCTTAGAATTGACAACTGACCTCTGGCAAACCATAGGTCTTTTTCGTTATTGATAGATTCTATTCTCTTGACTGATTCAGACATAACCTTTAATTCTTCTATAAGGTCTGCCCATCCTTCAGTTTCTAATAAGTCAATCCTATCTCTATAAAATTCTTCGTCTTCTTTATTTGCCATTAAGATTTTTTGTGTCTATTGCAAAAATTTCTAGCTGCTGCTTCAGAGCTAAAGCCCCATTTCTTTAATGCTAATGCTTTACGGGTAGGCTTACCTTTCGCATCTATCATAGGTCCTGCCATACCGGCAAATCTACAAGCAAAGGATACACGTCTACTATCTGTTCCGCTTCCTTGTGGTGCTTTTAGATTGCCTCCTGTCTCTCTATTATAAGAAGCTCTACCTTTAGCGTTTAAGCCACCTTTAGGATTCTTACCTTCTTTACGCTGCCACGCTGCTGTCTTAGCCATATACTATCCTTGTAACTTTTCTTTTGCTGTAGCTATATTTAATAATGTTTCAGATTGTAAGTGTTCTATTTCAGGTATGTTTCTCATAGTTTCACTATCTTTATTTTCTGTGTCTGCTCTCATCTTATCAATAGAAGCTAAATCTTTTTGTAGTTTAAGGAACTTCTCTTGTATCTTAAGTTCACTAGGCTGTGCTGCTCCCGCTTCTGCTGCGTTCTTCATAGCCTTAGTTGATTCTTCTTGAGCTTCTGCTTGAGTCTTAGATATATCTGCCTGTAATTGCTGTAGTTGTAGCTGTTGAGCCATCTGTTGCATTTGTTGTTCTTCAGGATTAGGCTGCATACCTTCCATAAGTGACTGTACAACTTGTTCTCTGTTATGTATGCTAGAGTTTTGAAAGACAGATAATAATATAACATTAAAAGCAGGAGAGTCTTTAGGTATAGCTTGCAATAAACTAACCATTTGTTGTGCTTCTAGCTCTTTAGCCATAATACCCATAGTTGAATAAGGTATAAATTTATAATCGACAACAGGATATCTATCTACGTCAAACTGTACCTTTCTCCACAAACACTTATTAATCATAGGAATAAGGAATGTGTTTTGAAAGTTCATCAATGTACGCTTTTGTCTCTTAATTGCAGAAGATTGTTGCATAGACATACCTGCAGAGGTAGCTCTTTCTGCACTTCCTTGAGACGAATCTGAAGCACCTGTGCCCATTTGTATCATACTTTGTAGGCTTGCTACTTGATTGTATGTATTTTGGTCGGTGCTACCTAAGGATAATGGCATTATTGCTTGTCTTGGGTCGCCATTAGTAAGAATAGTCTTACCCGGTCTGACTTCTAGCTTGACTCCGCGAGGCATACGAGTTGCGTCGGCAGCCATCATTGGTGTAGTAGTCAGAGCTAACGAGTCAATTCGTGCTCTCATTTCAGCGTCTAGTGCTTTTTGTGGATTATATCCCTTCTCACAAACACCTCTACCCCAAAACTTGTTTGGTACAATGTCGTGTTGATATGATATAAAAGGTCTATCTTCCATCATAAATGGATTAGCAATAGCTCTTAATATGTATTCATCGTTAGCCATAGTAACTACAGCTTCAACTAACTCATCATCATTATACTCAAAGTCATCCATATCTTCGTCTTCAGATAGGAATCTTGCGGGTACTTTACCCCAGTATTCTGTAATTTTTATTTGGTCGTTAGCGTCTGGACGCGACTCTTCAGGGTCAAAACCTTTTAATCTATCTACATTATAGCTACCTTCTATAGGTATATCTCTATATGTACCATTTTCTATACCTTCTATAATGCTATGTCTAGGTTTAATTACTTCGTGTGCAACGCCTAGTGCTTCTTGTATATTAACCGCAGAAGGGTCAATAAGAAATTCTTTTGGGCTAATAGCCTCTACTTTAACATCTACAGATACCGTTTCTTGTAGTATTCTCTCAGTTGTCATTGTTCCTTCTACAGGAACTTCTACTGGATATTTCCAAGTATTCTCTTCTACAGATATCTTACCAATACCAGTACCATATACAGCACCATTAAGAAAGACCTCACATAATGCGTCTTTACATCCTGTAGATTCTAAGTCTTCTTGAAGTAAATTTCTTACATACTCAGCATCGCTAGGGTCTTGGTCTAACATATCATCTTTGATATCAAACCATTTTCCTCTGCCAAATGTAGCCTCTTCGATTTCTGCTACAGATGATTCAACTGCTTGTTGTAATGCAGGAGATATTAATCTAGATTTTTCAGACTGCCTAGTCTTATCACTAGCTTTCCATATGCCTCGCCATAGACGATAATATTCGTCCCACATATCTAAATAATTAGAATCTCTGTGGTTTCTCCACTCTTCTAATCGAGTGTCAAGCCATCCTGCTAGTCCTTGATATTTATTTTCTTCCATCAGTATCCTGCAACGTCATCATACGGTTTCCACTCCTCTTCTAATTCTATAGTGTGCATAAAGTCTGCTACACTAACTTGGTCTATGTATGCGAGTGAGTCGATAATGTCGTCGTGTGTTCCTTTACTAGGAAACTCTATTAACTGTGTCTCTAACTCGCTATTCCAATCAGAATTACGATTAAATGTAATCTTACCGTGCTCCATTCTACCTTGCAGAGCCCAAGTAATTCTATCTGCTTTCTTCTTACCACCGTGGGTTACGTCTGTTATGACTACCCATCTACCTTGTGTTCTCATCTCATCCTGAAGATAAGGTAAGATAGCGTTTTTTAACGCTCCAGATTCTATTCCGACAGTCGTTGCCTGATTCTCAATTGCAGCCTGTAATATTTTAGAAGCAGTTTCTTTAATATTCCATCTACCGTGTAGTATATCTTTGACCCACCACTTATCACCGTGGATTTTAACGATTGATATAGCTGTTTCATCTAACTTACTCCCTTTAAGACCACGTTCTTTTTCCACCGCTTCAAAGCCCGCAGGGTCAACCGCAATAACAAAATTGCCTTCCTCCGGTTCATTCTCATCGTACTTAATCCATTCATTCTTAAATATACCACCAGTAAAACTTACAAACGACGCTTCAAATTCTTGTCTGAACGCTTGCGTCGACATCGTTCTTCTAGCAACTTCTACCTCTTTAGGGTCTATTAGAGGGTTATCTATAGATGTATACTGGAATGCTTCCCAGTCTTTATCTTTCTCTGCCTCTAAATACAAATCATAAAAGTGATTCTTCCCGGCAGGAGTCCCAATAAAGAGTGCACCACCTTTTACATCTGAAAGTGTTGGTCTTATAATCTGTTCCCAGACTTCTACCTTCATAGAAGCATATTCATCAAGAACGACATAAGCAAGTCCCACGCCCCTTAGAGTATCTGGTCGGTCACTGCCCTTCAAACTAATTCTTCTACCATTAACTAACTTCATAGTAGCTGTATTTTCGTGGGTAGTCTCTATAAGGTCTGTCCCGTGAAG